CGTTATGGGCGTGAAGCTGAAAAACCCTGTCAGGATGCAGGGTGGCAAGGATTTCCCGGCTGAACAGGTTGCTCGCGAAATTGGTCTTGTGGGGGCATCTGATCCCGCCGTGATTTCTGGATACGCGAAGCAGGCGCGTGAAAATCCGGGACTTTTGGGTATTTACAGCGCTATGGGCGCTCGCTCTGGCGACTTTTCGCATCATGTGGCGGATGTCGTCGTTGACATGACCAAGCAGGCGGACTGGATACCGAAGTCCGAGATCAAGCGCTTTGACGATGAGATGCGCAACCTAAAAGTCACAAAAGAGCTTGATGATGGCACAAAAGTTACAAGCCAGCCCTTCGAGGACTTTCCGGGCATTTTGAGCGACGACGTTGAGGCGTATCTTTACGCCCCCGGCAAGGGTGGTGCGCGCAAGGCGATTGCCGACGTTATGGAAAAATCCAGCTATAGAAAAGAGGGCTTCCCAGACCTGTCGGTGATCCGCACGGTGGTTTCTGACCCTGAGATGGCCTACCGTGTGAACGACCCATCTGCGATGATGGCCCCCACTGGTGGACGCATTGTCCGGTTTGACGAAGACCCGATGACACCGATTGGGGGTGAGGGCAATGTTCCTGTGTTTCACAAGACCTATCGCCAAGGCATTAGCGGCGAGGACCTTGGGGCGCTGGAGATGCCGGTCCCACGCAGCTTGATCTTCCCTGAGTTCTTTGCTGGTCGCCGCGCCGCTGGAAAAGCTATGCCGTCCGACCGTCGGAGCGCCGAGATCAGTAATGTGCTGCAAACCATCACACCTGAGATTGCTGATGATGTTGACCGGTTCACAGAGATGTACCGTCGCGGACTGCTTGGAGATGTGTTCTAATGGCCCCACGCGCCCCTAAAGACCCGCGCCTAGCGCGCGCAGGTGTTTCCGGCTACAATAAGCCGAAGCGCACCCCGAACCACCCCACGAAGTCGCATGTGGTCGTGGCGAAGCAGGGTGATGAAATCAAGACGATCCGCTTCGGCCAGCAGGGCGTCAGCGGCGCGGGCAAAAGCCCGAAGACAGCATCCGAGAAGGCGAGGCGCAAGTCATTCAAGGCGCGCCACGCCCAAAACATCGCCAAGGGCAAGATGTCTGCGGCTTACTGGGCAAATAAGGAGAAATGGTGATGGCATACGGTAAAGGCAAAGGCGGCAAGAAGAAGGGCATGAACGTCAAGACCGGGAAGTATTGCAAATAATGCCGCGCGGTCTTTATTCAAACATCGCCGCCAAGCGCAAGCGCATTGCTGCCGGGTCTGGCGAGAAAATGAGGAAGCCGGGCCAGAAGGGCGCGCCGACTGCGGCCGCCTTTAAGGCTGCGGCGAAAACTGCCAAGAAAAAGAAGAAGGCGAAGTCAAAAGCATGACCCCCTGCAATAACTGCGCGCACCCCCGGCGCTGCGCCACGATGAGCCGCTGCATTATGGGCAAGATGCCCCCGGCACCGACACCTCCGAAGGAGCCGATGCTGAAAAACGTCAACACGACCAGCGGGAACGTCCTGATGAAGGGCGATAAGAAGGTCGCAGCAGCGCCTAAGAAGGCCGCGAAGAAAAAGGCGAAGTAATGGCTGAGATGGACGACGTACAGCTTGGTTCGATTGTCAGTGGCGAGATCACTGACGCGCTGAACCATTTCGACAGCGAATACACGCAGGATCGCCTGCGCGCGCTGGACTTCTACCTTGGTGAGCCTCTGGGCAACGAGGTGGAGGGTCGCTCGTCCGTCGTCGCCACCGAACTCGCGGACACGGTTGAGGCGATCATGCCGAACCTGATGCGGGTGTTCACGACCAACGACAAATACGTCCGCTTCGCCCCGCGCACCGGCGAGGATGTTGAGGCCGCCGAGCAGGCGTCCGATTATGTCAATTACATCATCCAGAACCAGAACGACGGCTACAAGCTGCTGCACACCTTCTTCAAGGATGCGCTGCTGTTCCGGGCTGGCGTGATCAAGTTCTTTCACGAAGAGACCGAAGAGGTTGACGAGGAAGAATACAACGGCCTGAACGAGGCCGAGCTTGTGATGCTTCTGAACGACCCAAACATCGAGATCGTCGAGCAGAACGAGACAGTCACGCAGTCAATGATTGACGAGGACGGCGTGGAAGTCCCGCTCGACGTGCAATATGACCTGTCGGTTCGGGTGACCCGCAAATCGGGCCAGATTAAGGCAATCAACGTGCCGCCCGAGGAGTTCCTCGTTTCGCGCCACGCCGTCAATCTTGAGGACTGTCACTTCGTCGCTCACCGCACGTCGATGACCGTCTCCGAGCTTGTGGCGATGGGTTACGACCGCGATCTGGTCGAGCAGTACGCTGGCGAGAACGAACTCGACACCGACCGCGAGGTCAACAATCGCTTCCAAGACCTTGAGGCGGCGACCGGCGTTGACCCGGCTGACCCGACCCTGCGCTCGGTGATTTATCACGAGTGCATCATGAACGTGGATTTCGACGGCGACGGCATTGCCGAGCGTCGGCGCATCTGCGCGATTGGCTCAGACGGCGCATACATCCTGCACAATGAGCCGTGGGACCATATGCCGTTCGCGGTTTGCTCGCCGATCCTGATGCCGCACCGCCTGATCGGTCGCTCGATCTACGACCTGACCGAGGACCTGCAAGTCATCAAGACCACGCTGATGCGGCAATACCTCGACAGCGTTTACTCCTCGACGCTGCCGCGCATGATCGCGGTCGAGGGTCAGGTGAACCTCGATGACCTTCTGGACGGCTCCGCTGGCGGCGTGATCCGCACCCGCCAGCCGGGTATGGTTCAGCAGATCACCGGCGCATCTGTGGGCGGCGAGATCAGGCCGCTGATGGATTACCTCGACAGCGTGAAGGAAAACCGGACCGGCATGTCGAAGGCGTCGATGGGCCTGTCGCCCGATGCGCTGCAATCTTCGACCGCCAGCGCGGTGTCTGCGACGGTTCGCGGCGCTCAGATCAAGCTGGAATCCTATGCAAGGACAATGGCCGAGACAGGTGTCCGCGACCTATTCAAGGGCATCCTGCACTTGGTCCTGAAACACGACAACAAGCCGAAGGTCTTCCGCCTTCGCAATAACTTCGTGCCGATCAACCCGGCGGAGTGGAAGTCGCAGTTCGACACCATCGTGCAGGTCGGGCTTGGCACCACAGACGACGAGACGAAGATCGCGTTTCTGACGCAGGTCGCGGCGAAGCAGGAGCAAATCCTGTTGCAGATGGGGCCGCAGAACCCGGTCGTGTCGATGGAGCAATATGTGAACACGCTCCGCTCGATTGCCGAGATTGGCGGCTTCAAGGACGTAGATCAGTTCTTCAATTCGCCGCAGATGATCCGACAGCAGATGATGATGCAGCAGCAACAGCAGCAGGCCCCTCAGCCTGATCCTGAGATGATGAAGCTGCAACAGGAAATGGAGATGGATCGCGCCAAGGCTGAGGCTGACATCCAGCTTCAACGCGAGAAGATGCAGGCGGACATTCAGCTTGAGCGCGAGAAGATGGCGATGGAGATGGAGCTTCGCAGGCAGGAGCTACAGGCCGAGGCTGAGCTTCGCGTCGCCAAGGCTGTCACCGACAGCGATATTTCAGCCAATCTGCCGAGGGTGTAGGGATGCCGAGAGGGTTTGCAGGAGAAGAGGTCCGCGAGGCCATAGAGCGCGAGCAGCAGGCTGTCCGCGATTTTGAGGCGCGCATGTCGGCAATGCCTTCGGCCTCGATGAGCATTGACCCGGCCACAGCAAGGGCGGCTGCTGACGCTGTTCAGCTTAATCTGTCACGCGCGCCAACCTATAGTGGAGGCTCATCGGAGCCTTCTTCGTATGACCCCAGCGCGGACTTAGGCTTTGCCGCCTCGCCAAGCGCGGTGGCGTACCCAAGCCAAAACCTTGGCTTCGGCGCGTCGCTCGGCGCTGTTACTTACCCCACCGCATATCAGACCTTTACGCCCGGACAACAGGCTTCTCTTAACGAATACCTCGCCGCCGGGCCGGGCAGAGATGTTTCTTTCGGATTGACCCCGGCGATTATGGGGTTGCTCGGCGCGAAGACCAAGTATGAGCAGCTTACAAGCGGTGACTATCGCCCGGTATTTGTCGGCGATCAGCTTTACGGCAGCTTCGGCGAGGGGCCGTTCGGTGGGCAGGTTTACACCGGCAGGACGCTCCCGGACGAGGTCGCGGCAGAATACGGCATCCCCGGATACAATCTGCCCGGAGGCGGTGACGACGACGTGGTGCCGACCGTCACTGACCCGGTCACGATGGAGCAGAAATGCCCCGACGGCTACATCTTCGACGAAGACTTGCAGGCTTGCCGCTTGGACACTACAGCGCCGGTTGCGCAGCCCCTTGAGGCGCGTCCGACAGCGCCCACATATAGCCTGCTCGATCAAGCGCCCACTGGCCTGCTCGACTTCCAGCGTCGCTACGGATTACCGCAACAGCAAACGGACTTTAGTCTTCTGACATGAACGAGGGCAAGATCAGGGAGAGACAGGACCGCTCGGCTAAGGCCGAGGCGCTCCTGCGCAATGAACTTTTCGTCGAGGCTTTCGAGTATCTCGACGAGCAATTCATCGAGGCGTGGAAGACATCCGGCGTCGATGATGTGGACGCTCGCGAAAAGCTGTTTTACCTCATGCAAGCACTTGGCGCAGTCAAGGGGTACTTTTCGAGCGTTGTCGAGGATGGTAAGTTGGCAAAGGCCCAGCTTGACGAGTTCAGGCGATTTGGCCGCATTAACTAGGAGTTCTATTTATGTCCGATAATCCGCAAGGAACCGGCCCCATTTCTTTAACCGATGCAGTTTCTCTTCTGAACACGCCCCCAGAGGACACCGTGACAGAAGAGCAGGTCGAGGCGCAAGAGCCTCAACAGCCTGAGACCGAGGCGTATGAGCCGGAGACGGAGACCGCAGACGCGACCGTCGAAGAGGATTACGAGGAGGACGATGAGGGCGAAGACGCCTACGAGGCGGATGACAGTGATGAGTACGACGAGGAACCCCCGCAGGTCTACACCGTAAAGGTGGACGGCCAAGAGGTAGAGGTAACCCTCGACGAGCTTCAAAACGGTTATTCGCGGCAGCAGGCGTACACTAAGCGCTCGATGGAGTTAGCCGAACAGCGCAAGGCCTTTGAGGCCGAGCAGTCTGAGACGAGACAACTTCGAGACGCTTACGCGCAGCAACTTGATCAGTTGGCTGCCCAAATCCAGCAGGCAAACCTACAGGAACCTGACTGGAGAGCACTGGCCGAGACGATGTCCGAGCGTGACTTGTTTCTGGCGAAGGCAGAGTTTGACCAGCAGAAGGAATACCAGAAGCAGGTCGATGCCGAACGTCAGCGCATTGCGGCGGAACAATCTCGCGAACAGGAGCAGAACCTGCGTCAGCACCTTGAGGTGCAGCGTGGCGAAATGCTTAGCCGCATCCCTGCGTGGCAGGATGAGGGTGTTCGCGAGGCTGAGCGGAAGGAAGTGATTTCCTACGCCCAGAAGCGGATCGGGTTTTCAGAGGAAGAGATTGCGAACGCATCCGATGCGCGCGCCATCGAACTCCTCTACAAGGCGTGGCAGTGGGACCAGCTTCAAGAGAAGAAACCCGCCGCCAAGAAGCGCACCCGACAAGCCCCGAAGATGGCCAAGGCAGGGCGACCAAAGACCAAGCGCGAAGTTGCTAACCGTTCTCAGCGAGAAGCCCGAAAGCGTTTTGAAAGCGCTGGCACGGTGGACGCTGCTGTTGAGTATCTTATGGGTCGAAAATAGACCCGCAACTTGAAAGGAAAAAGTCATGACGACTTTCGCAACCGGCGCAGCCGTAGGTGAGCGCGAACAGCTTGCAGATGTGATTTACCGCATTAGATAGGGTAGGTGCGGTCTAAACCGGATGAACTGCTGGAACCCTAAGGCGCAAGCTATGGCAATCAGCATCCAAGCCCTCGGTACACCGGGGGAAGGTTCAGAGACTACCTGAGGGGTGAAGCCCCCTTAATAACAGGCTAGAGCGTCCGGCACTCCAACCCGGAGTGATGATATAGTCCACCCCCACCGAAAGGCTGGGATAGAATGCGACCCTGCTGAAACACCAATCTTCTCCAACGTGAAGAAGGAGACATCTAACGGTATCTTTACCGAGTGGCAAGTTCAGGAACTGGCCGCAGCCGCTACCAACAACTTCCACAACGAAGGTAGTGACACGAGTACAGCCGCGGCCACGCCGACCTCTAGGGTTGGCAACTACCACCAGATCAGCAAGAAGGTTACTTTGCAATAGCCTCACTGGTCCGTAAGGATCAGCAGCAAACCGGGTTAATTGCTGGGAAGCCCTAACGTAAAGCCGAGGGTAATCAGCAGCCAAGCCCCCTAAATCGGGGGAAGGTTCAACGACTAGGCGTAAGCCGTACCGATCAAGCGATTGGGAAATGCCCGGCCCCTCATTAGAGGGTGAAGATATAGTCTCATCTGCGTCGAAAGGCGTAGCAGCCGAAAGGCGGTTTGGGGTTAGCGCCCTCAAGCGAAGGTAAATGATTTGCTACTAGTGGTACACTCGACGCGGTTGACACCGCAGGCCGTGAGCGTGAACACAACTACCAGAAGGTGCTGAAGGCACTGGAACTGCGTCGCGACATCGAAAAGATGATCGGTGACACTGACGTTGCACGTTCGTCTTCCGATCCTCGCAAGTCGGCTTCGCTGTCTTGCTGGATGACCAACGGTTCGGTTGGTGCTGGCTCCGGTGCTTTCGCTACTGGCGACGGCTCCGACGCAATCACCAACGGTGACGACAGAGCATTAACGCTCGCACTCATCGAGGACGCGCAGCAAGATGCTTGGACCGACGGTGGTAACCCACGCATGATGGTTCTGTCCGCCACTAACAAGGCGAACTTCTCCGACCTGTCTGCTTCGGGCAACCTCGTCAGCAACGACGTGAACATGACCGCCGCCAAGGCGACCACCTATGTCGGTTCGACTTCGGTGTTCCTTGGTGACTTCGGTACGGTTGAGGCGACCCCTTCCCGCTTTATGGGCAACGACCGCATCTTCCTGATCGACCCGGACTTCGTGTCGCTCTGCACACTGAACGGTCGTAACTTCCTCGAGGAAGACCTTGCCAAGACTGGCGACGCGACTGACAGCCACATCCTGTGTGAGTGGGCGCTTAAGCCGACCGCACCGAAGGCACACGCCGCGATCTTCGATCTCAGCGGTTCCTGATCTAGCTAAGGGGGCGGCTTCGGTCGCCCCCTTTCTCTATGAGGACAACATGAAGCGATATCTCTACACCGACCCGCGCACCCGCAAGGAAGTATCCCTGCACCAGAATAACGACGGCTCGACCTACATCGAGCAGAAGCAGGAGTTTGGCGACCTGCTCAAGCTGAACAAGCAGATGGCGAACGACTACAAGCCCGGCTCCCTGATCGGCAACACGCAGCGCCACACACAGCATGTGGCGGAAATCCCGAATGTGATATACAATCATCTCGTGGAAAAGTTCGGCCCGATCCGCGAGAACCCGAAGGCGTGGAAGGCGTGGCTGAACGACAGTGAAAACCAAGCGTTCAGGACAGGCGGCGGAAACCTCTGATGGCGATCTCGACCTACAGCGAATTGAAGACAGCCATCGCGAACTTTCTAGCTCGCGATGACCTGACCAGCGTCATCCCCGACTTCATCCAGCTTGCCGAGGCGCGCATGTCTCGCGAGCTTGAGACGCGGTCGCAGGAGAAGCGCGCCACCGCAACGCTGACGGCAAGCGACGAATACATCGCCCTGCCGACAGACCTGCGTGAAGTTCGCGAGGTCAAGCTGAACACGACGCCGGTGACGGTGCTGACCTACTACAGCCCGGTCGCGTTAGACCAGAAGTTCTCGTCCGGCGGCAACGGCAAGCCCCTCGGGTTCAGCATCGTCGGCGACGAGATGAAGCTGCGCCCGGTCCCAGACAGCGGGTACACCGCCGAGATCATTTACATCGGCACGGTCACGGCCCTGTCCGACAGCAACGCCACGAACAACATCCTGACGCGCTCGCCCGATGCCTACCTATACGGATCGCTCGCGGAGGCGTATGCTTACCTCCTAGATGAACAGCGCGCGTCGCAGTATTTGCAGCGCTTCAACCTTGCGCTCGAGGAGATCAAGGTTGACGAGCAGCGCGCACACTACGGCACCGGGTCGCTGCAAATCAGCAGCATCTACGCGCGCCAGAACGCAGCAGTGGAGAGATAAGCAATGTCTGCAATGTCTGACTACCTCGAGAACGAAATTCTCGACCACATCCTCGGGACCGGCGCGTACACGATGCCGACCACCGTATATGTCGGCCTGTCCACCGGCTCCTTCGGTGATGACAACAGCGGCACAGAACTGACCGGCAACAACTACAGCCGCGTCTCCGCATCGTTTAGCGCCGCAGCCTCTGGCACCACCTCAAACGACGCGGCGATTGAGTTCGCGGCGGCCACCGGGTCGTGGGGCTCGATCTCGCACTTCGGCATCTTCGACGCGGCCTCTTCGGGAAACCTGTTGATCCACGGTGCGTTCGCGTCGGCCAAGACGATTGAGGTCGGCGATGTCCTGAAAATCTCTACAGGTGATCTCGACATCACCGCAGCATAGGTGAAAAAATGGCTTTGGTGCTAAAGGACCGCGTAAAGCAGCAGACGACGACAACTGGCACCGGAACCTACACCCTGTCGGGGTCGTTCACTGGCTTCGAGACTTTCGCCGAGATCGGCGACGGCAATACCACGTTTTATTGTTGTACTGACGGCACCGACTTTGAGGTCGGCATCGGCACATATACTGCGGCTGGCACAACGCTGGCGCGCACGACGATCTTGCAGTCCAGCAACAGCGACGCCGCAGTAAGCTGGGGCGCAGGGACGCGGACTGTTTTTTGCACGATCCCTGCGGAGAAGATGGTTCACACCGACAACCTTCAAACACAAGGCGCGACGTACTTTGACCCCGCAGGCGAGGCTGTGGCGCTGGCTATTGCACTGGGGTAAGAGATGGCAAACGCATTTAAGCTGAAAACATTCGACGGCAGCAGCACCGCCGCCAACACCGACATGACGATCTACACCTGTCCGGCATCTACCGAGACGACAATCATCGGCATGTCGATTGCGAACATCGCGGCGAGCCAGATCACTGTAGATGTGAAGCTGGAGAACAACGACGGCAACAATGTCTTCATCATCAAGGATGCGCCAATCCCTGTGGGTGGTACGCTTGTGCCTGTGGGCGGCGACCAGAAACTTGTGATGGAAGCCTCCGACGTTTTGAAGGTGCAGTCTGACACGGCTAACAGCGCAGACACAGCACTGAGCATCTTGGAGATTACCTGATGGCTTATATTGGCATACGACCTGCTGGGATTAGTAATGCTGCCGAGGTCGAAGTCA